TTCATTTATTATTTATGGATGAGTTTGCGCATATACCTGCAAACTTTGTTGATACCTTTTATGAAAATGTTTATCCTACTGTATCTGCATCTTCAAACTCTAAAGTTATTATAACAAGTACGCCAAATGGTTTTAATAAATTCTATGACATATATACTGCTGCTGATAAAGGGTTAAGTGAATATACACCATTTAGAGTTGATTGGTGGGATGTACCTGGAAGAGATGATGCATGGATGAAGCAAGAAGTTGCTAACTTAGGAAGCGATGAGGCATTCAATAGACAATATGGAAATCAGTTTATAGCAGGATCATCATTACTATTAGGAGCTGATAGCCTTAAAAAATTAACAACCAACCAAATAGATTTTGTACATAGAGAGATGATTGCATTTGAAGATGAACAGGTAGATTATGCTGGTTTATTATGGGATCCTGAATTTAATTTGGATGATGCTGAAGAGGATGATAATTACTGGTGTTTTTCTGTAGATATTGCCGAAGGTACTGGTGGTGATTATTCTATTATAAATATCTTTAAGATAGAGCTCATGGATGAAGCCGATTGGAAAAAAGTAACATCACCAGGTAGCTTTATTGATTTTTATAGAATTAGACAAATAGGAAGATTTAGAAGTAACGAGCATACTATCGAAGAATTTGCAAAATCTCTTTATATTTTAGCATATGATGTTTTTTACTCTGAAAACGTAAAATTAATTATAGAATGGAATTTATTTGGTGGTGAGCTAATAAAAAGGCTGGAAACTGTATTTCCACAAAGAAATGATTTTGATGAAGAATCGGTTGTTAAATTTAAACATCGAATAGATGCAAAAACAAAACAATTTGGGCTAAAGGTTAAAAAGGATAACAAACCTATTTTCTGCCAGAACTTTAAAAAATATATTACCCAAAATAAAATTGTAATAAAAGATAAGCAAACTGTTTATGAAGCAGCAACATTTGGAAAATTACCGAATGGTACATATGCCGGTCAATTAGGTCATGATGATTTAATAATGACATGTATAAATAGTTCTGAATTCTTTTTTACTTTGGATTTTTCAGACTTTGCTGAAGAGATACATGATGTTGCTGAGCAAAGTGTTCAGGATAAAATTGATGGCATCTTAGAACAGGATGCTAAAGGTGGGCAATTGAATTTTGATATCTACGACCTGGTATAAAAAGTTATAGGTTAGTGGATATATAAAAAAAGCAAATAAAAAAAAATAATATAAGATGGCACTAGATCCGAAAATAGCTTCGATTAAAGCTTCAGGAACCTACAGATTTGAATTTGACAAATCACAAGTAGTTAGTATTCCTGCTAATCAAACTAGATTAATTGTTGGTTTCTCCAAAACGGGACCTTTCAATACTCCGGTATTTGTACCTGACACTGCATTCTTTAAACAAGTTTACGGTGACATTGACAGAAACCTAGAAAGAAAGGACTCATATTTCCACAGAAGCTGTTTAGCAGCATTGGAAAGAGGACCGATTCTTGCACTTAATCTATTAAACTTAACTGCTGCCGATAAGGTAGAGTATATTAAATTTGGTACAGCATCAACTCCTGAGGTTCAGGATAATGAAGGTGCAATGGCCGAATACCAATTAATGTATAACAGAGATAAATTCTTTTATCCTGATACTGATTCATTCTTGGATAATGTAGGGGCAGATAAACTGGCCTTTAATTCAGGAACAACTAATGATTTATTAGATTTTACAAATTTAGGACAAAATCCTATTTCAGTTATTGTAAGAAAAGCATCCAATGCAAATTCAACAGGATTTAATGTAACTGCTGAAGAATGGTATGGTGCTGCAAATGTACCTGGTTATTTAGATAAAGATAGTTTAGTATCTGACTTCTTAGTTGATGTCTTTGTAATAGATGGAAACTTTGGTGGAGACTTTGGTTCTCCTACACCTTATGAAAGGTTCGTAGCAGATCCAATTTACCAAACATACTTTGATAAAGTTCAAGGTTTAAAGAGAAGGTTATTTGATTCAGATTCTACTGATACAAAACTTGCTGAATTTTTTAATGAAAGTGAAGTTAACCTTATTGCAACTTATACTGCATCTTTACTTCCTAACTTTACAGATTTATTAGGTAATAACCTTTTCGTAGAAAAAGTTATAAATGCTGACACTGCATCAACTGGATTATTTGTAGCTGTGAATGAAGATTTATTTGACGGTGATACATTACTTGACGGTGTTCAAGGTGGTATTGATTTAATCGGTCACAATATTGAATACACTCAGGCTACTTCAATACAAGATGATGTTAGATTCTTATCATATAGTGGATCAATCGTTTCAGATGTAAGTTATAATGGAACTGGAACTGCAGCAACTGAAGTTACTCAAACAACTGAATTACTATCTGTTACTGAGATAACTTCTGGTGATGTACAAATACAAGTACAGGGTGCTGAAGGTGATGCTTTATATGACGCATTTGCTGCAATGACGGCAAATAGTTCAACAGCAGTAGGTACTTATATACTAACTGCAACAGGGACTGCGTTTGTTCCGGTTATTTCTGCTCAAGTTGTAGGTGGAACTGTAACAGTTACATTATCGGCAGCCGGTGGAATTACTTCTGCTGATTTTGCAAGTGGACCAGGAGCAGTATACAAATACATCAATGAAGGTGATTTTGGATTTGTTACTGACCAAGTACCAGATAATGATAATGCAAGTTCAAATATCATAGGTGGATATGGTTCTATATTATATAGCCAATTCACAAATGGTACTCTTACTGATGGTGATGAAGCAGTATATGAAATAACCCTAGGAGGTATAACAACTCAGTATACATCTTACTTAGTATTTAATGCTGTTAATTATCCTGCTATTCATACTGCTAATCCAACAACTGCAGCAACAACAATTCCTATTTCGGATCCAAATTATTATTTACCATCCGTTGCCGTAACACCTTATGAGGAAGATGATTTTAATAATGTTACACCACATGGACAATTTAATTTAGGTGGAGTTGATGGACAGTTTTTAAATTCTGTTCCTGTTGCATATCCATTCGGTGTATTTGGAATACAAACACTTAAAGGTGCAATGAACAGATCTATAGATATTATATCTGATTCATTAACTGAAACAGGTTTAAAGCCTAACCAAGTATTAATATCATCTAATGATCCTGATGCATCCACAGTTACAGTAGGAAATTACTTAGTACATTTTGAAGGAACTATTGATATACCACATTCAAGGTTAACAAGAATAAATGCTGTTCAAGGTGGATTAACTAACGCTGAATTTAGCACTATCCCTGTTGGGGAAACTGCACTGTTAGTAACTTGCCAAAGTGAAATAGATACTTATGCCGCTGGCGGAGTAACAAAGGTTGAATTATATTTTCCAATTGATAGATGGATTGATTATCTAAACGTATTTACCTTAGATGGTTTTAAATTAGATAGCACAAGACATGTACCTAACGGAACTAATGATAGACAAGTTGAAATCTTAAACGGTACTTTAAATGGAACTAATTTATTTAAAGCATTAACTGATAGAGATGTAATTAACTTTAGATATATTGTAGATACATTCGGAAACGGTATTGAAAGTGGATCTAAAGCGATATACACAGTGTTAGCTTCTACTAGAAAGAATGCATTCGCAATATTAAATGCTCCATCGGCTAAAGATTTTAAACGTAATCTTGATCCATCATTTAAAGATCTTACTGGAAGTTTATCATCTAGATTTATTTCTACTGGTGGTGATCTTGCATTAAATCCTACTGTTAGATACTCATTACCATCTCAAACCCAAGGTGCGAGTTGGGGAGCATTCTATTATCCTTTCATTACTGTTAGGGATTTAGGTAGAAATATAAATGTTGTACCAGCTGCATACGTTTCAAATAACTTTATTGCAAAATATGAAAACGCTTTACCATGGTCACTAGTTGCCGGAGTTCGTAGAGGTGTTGTAGGTGGAGCAGGAGTTGTAGGATTAGAAGTTAATCTTGGAAAAGAGGACAGAGAATACTTAGAACCATTTGGATTAAATCCGATTGTATTCCAAAGTGGAACTGGACCAACAATCTTTGCAAATAAAACTGCACAGCAGACTACAAAATCTGCATTAAGTTCTATTAACTGTAGAGAGGTTGTAATTTACATCCAAGATGGTATTGAAGCAATTCTGAAAAACTATCTATTCGAATTTAATACGGCGCAAACAAGATTGGAGATTAAAACACTTGCTGATAATTTCTTAGCAACTGTTCAAAACGATGATGGTGTTTACGATTACAAAAACGTGATGGATGAAACTAATAATACTCCAGAAGTTATTGATCAAAATGTCGGTATCCTAGATACTTATATTGAACCAGTAAGAGGAATGGAAATTCTCGTACAGAGAACTACAATTCTTAAGACAGGTGCAATTGCATCAGGAAACTTCCAATAAGAGGAAACTAAATAAGAATATATAAAAAAAATAAAATAAACTATGCCACTACCACATTATACCCAATCAAGGGCCAGTAGCCAAAGGTACGAACCTATTCAGCCTAACCTATTCGAGGTGACTGTATTTTCACCACTAGGAGATGATACGGGTTTAATCTTGGAGCAAGTTAAAACTATCGGAGGTTTAAATAACTTAAACCCTGCTGTAGATGCAATCGGACAGAAATATAAATTTGCTGACCGTTCATTTGCAAGTATGCCAGGTCAAACATTTATGGATCTGACTGTTAACTTTAGTCTTAACTTAAACGAAGCTAATGAAAACTACATTTACAATACATTCCGTAATTGGTACAAAATAATCTATGATCCATTAACTGGTGAAATGGGATTAAAGAAAGACTATGTTGGAAGTATGATCATTGTACAATATAACAGAGCAGGTGATATCTTTAGAAAGATTACTTGTAAAGATGTATTCCCTACAGGTCAACCTGATTTTGTAGATGAATTAAGCTATGAAACTCCAGACGCAGTTGATTTAACAATGACTTATCGTTGTGATCACTGGGTTGAAGAAAATGTTGGAGCTGCATAATAGCTTTTTAAATATTTTAGAAAAACTGGCTTTAGGGCCAGTTTTTTTGTTTGTACTTTGATATATATTATAAATTATATAATCTAAACATATGACAATCTTTAAAGTAGTAAATGAAACTGATGGAAAGGTTTATGTAGGTTATTCAGTTAATGATAATCCTAATAACTTAGGGGCAGGTAAATATATCAAAAGAGCCGTTAAAGATTTTGGAACAAAGTCTTTTCAAAAAACTGTTCTTGAAGAATTTGAATCTGAAGAATCATTAAGCCATATAATGGAAAGGCTAGAATTTTGGATAAAAAATTATAAAGCTGATAATCCTAAATATGGATATAATGAAAGCGTACAAGAATTAATTCCACAAAAAAAGAGACTTACTAAAAAACTACAAGTTCTCTTAACACCAGAAGATGAGGATAATTTAAATGCAATTATTATCGAAAAATCAATGGAAAACAAAACAAAACCACTACCTGTGTCTAAGTACGTAAGACAGTTAATAGTAGAACACATAGTAGAGGAAACATCACCAGAAAAACAATTAATAAAAATTAAATAATTATGAGCAGTCACGAAGACAATATTAAAAAAGAGTTTGAAGCAGCAGAAGGTATAGTAGATACTAATGCCGAAGTAAAAACTAACCAAGATGGCAAGATAACACAGTTAGGAACTGTAGATACTAGTAGAGGTTCTGGTGTAACATCAATAGATGATCCAGAAATACAAAGAATACAATCATTAACTGGTTATATTAAATTAGATTTAGCAAACTTTCCTTCAGGTGGACAGTTTTACAGAGAAGATTTTGAAATTCATATTAGATCTGCAAGGGTTGGTGAAATTAGAGAATTCTCAACAGTAGATGAAGAAAACATTTTAGATGTAGATGAAAAGCTAAACTCACTTCTAGTGAACTGTACAAAAATTATGTATGGTAACCAAAGGGGATCTTATAGAGATGTTTTAGAAGAGGATAGAATATATCTAATCCTATCTATTAGAGAGTTAACTTTTAAGGAGGGTGAAAATAAACTGATGATGCCTGTTGGTAGAAAGAAATGTAAAACAGGAACTTGTAAATCACAAGAATCAGTTGAACTTAAAACTAACAATCTTCAATTTAATGAACAGGATGAATTAATAGAAAAATATTATGATTATGAAAATAAATGTTTTACTGTCCCAACAAAGAGTCATGGTGAATTAATTATTGCCCCACCGACTATTGGAGTAATGAGAGCCATTACTGATTGGATACGAAAAAGAGAAGAAGGAAATTTACCTTGGGATAAATCCTCATTAAGTATTTTGCCTTATATTCAAAGAGAATGGCGAGGATTTAATGATAAAGAAATATTTTCTGCAATTACAAGTTTCCAAGGGTGGGATGCTAGTAAATTTTCAATTGTTTATAGATTAGTAGAAAAAGCAAAAATTGGAGTTAAGCCTGAGTTTAACTATCCATGTGAAAGCTGTGGTGAGGAGGTCACAGTTCCGCTCACGTTTCCCGGCGGGATCAAAGCTCTCTTTATTATTCAAGATATCTCTTCTGAACTTTTATAAAGTACGAGTATTATTATTAGAAAAGTTGCATCTCCAGCCATCAGAGCTGGATTTGCTTCCTTTCTATGAGTATGAATATACTTTAGAAATGTTTAATGAGATTCTTAAGGATCGTAATGACGAGGAAAAACAGAATACTCAATCTTATTCGGATAAATATAATACGGACAGCATGTCTAAGTCTATGAACAAACAGATGAGTTCTTTTAAAGCACCATCTATGCCTAAGATAAGCATGCCGAAGTTTTAAATAAATATATTGAATGGCAACTGTAACTCTTAAAGATTTAATGAGTCCTCTATCTAAAATAGAGGCTTATGCTAATGAAACTTCTGAAACTGTTAAAAGAATTGAAGAATTTTTAGTTCAAGGCATGGATTCAAATAAGGGTTCTAATATGTCTGATAAGTATTTTGAAAAACTGTGCGATGTTTTAACTAATGGGCTTAATGCAAAAGAAATTTCTAATTCTATTGCCAAACAAATAGCTTCTTTAAATGAAAAGCAGCTTGAAATTTTAACTGAAGGATTTAATCCAAAGCAAGCCGAAGACAGTAAAAAGAATACTAAAAAGGCAAATGATGTTTTAAGTGAGGTTCTTGATATAGATAAAAATATCAGTGAAAATACCTCCCTGATAGCTGCCCTGAATGAAAAGCAGCTTAAGGAATTAAGTCGTATCTCCACACAATTATTATCACAAACAAGAGCAATCTACCGTACTGCCGACAATACTGATAGTTGGTTAGGCGGAGCATTAAGACAATATATCTTAGCACGACAGAGTGGTAAGAAATTAGATCAAATTGCAAAAAATACTCAATCGGCAATAGCCGCTACTAAAGGCCCAACCCCAAAGGTAAAAGAAAAGCCTGAAAAGATGAAGAAGAGCAATGTAGGATCTCGTCTAAAGGATTTAGGTATGGGTGCGCTACTAACAGCTAAAGCAATGATGCGGTGGATTTTTGTTCCGCCAAAGGTATTGAAAAAATTTAATTTATTTGTAGTAGATACACTTAGTGCATTTGAAAATGTCAAACCTAAAAAGGTAAAAGCAGGAGCAGAGGCTGTAGCGGTTGTATCAGGAGCTGCTATGGTATCAGGTAAAGCAATGATGCTTTGGATGTTTGTACCTATGTCGGCTGTTAATAAATTTACAAAGTATATAACAAAATTAAGTAAATCTCTAGCAAAAACTCAACCTAAGAAAATGAAAAAGGGTGCTAAGGCATTAGGTTTAATGGGAGATTCTATAATGAAATTTGCTAAAGCATTAGCCTTATCTGCAATTTTACTTATACCTGGTATGATAGCAATACCATTCTTAATACTATCAATGACAGTTGTTGGTGGTGCTGTTGCTTTATTAGGCGGTAAGAAAATGTCTCAGCGGATTAGAAGAGGTGCAAAAGCCTTGGATAGAGTAGGTGATGCTATAAAATCTTTTGCAATCGGACTAGCTTTATTTGCTTTAACTACAATGTTTATAATAATGAAGCCGGCTGTTATTGGTGGTATGATTGGTTCATTATTATTAATACCTGGTGCTGTTGCTATATTAGGCGGTAAGAGAATGTCTAAAAGAATCAGAAGAGGTGCACGTGGGTTATTCCTTGTAGGTTTAGCATTAATACCTTTTGCTTTAGGTTTAGCAATCTTTTCAATGGCTACGAAAGGAATGGAAATTGGGGATGTTCTTATACAAGGTGCTGTAATACTAGCAGTAGGTGGTGCCGCTGCATTAGTTGGTAAATTTGGAATGAAGAATATTTTAATGGGTGCTTTGGCTCTGGTAACAAACGGATTAGCATTATGGGTATTCAGTATGGGTTATACTCCATTTGAAAAATCTACAAGAGGATTAGGTATAGGCGATGTAGGGGTACAGGCTGCAATATTAGTTGCTGTTGGTGGAATTATGGCATTAGCAGGATTGGCGGTTGCTGCCACTGGCGGTACTGCTTTATTAGGTCCTCTTATGTATGCTGCCGCAGGTTTAGCATTACAAGAATTGGCACCAGGTTTACAGATGATGAA